GTGCTCTGCAATATGCGCCTCCATAGCAGCCATGATGGCGTTCGCTTGTGGCGACTGACCAACCAACTGACGGATCTTCGGGTCTTTAACAGCAGATGTATGTACCTTGATATGTGCCTCATGGTCTTGCTCGATGAACGCCCTAACAGGTTTGCCCTGTAGAACTAGCGCATTCTCAGACACAGGATCACGATACGGGACATTGTCCTTATCTGGCACGATCTTATCGGCATTCTCTAGCCCGATCATTCTCACCATGCTGCGGTGCAAGAACGGGATGTCATAGATGTCAGGACGCTGTTGGGATAACTGCATCACAGCTTGATACTGCAGCAATCTTTGCGAGAACGTAGAAGCGTTCGGATCAGACACAGGGATAATATCTACCCGCTCGAAGTCCTCCATCTTCACCATCCGACTGGGGTCCACGTTGTACTCGTACTGTGCGGGCGGTGTCTCCGATATGATCTGTTTTAACAGACCAAACTCTTTCTTGAGCGTAGCGTGCATGCGAGCCTGTACGGCAGACATAATCTTGAGCATCCGCTCTAATACGGCAAGAGTTGTACCTACTGGAGTGTTCTGGTCAACGTCGGCAATCTTCAAATCTGCAACCGCCGCCATGCTACGACCTTGATCAACGATCTTATCAAACAGAGCTAAGAGGGTCTGACTAGGTTCTTTATAGGGCAAGAACGCAATGTTTTCTTGGATCTTACCGCTTGGCAGGTCCACATCTCTAAACTCGCCCGGCATGATCGGAGTCTCGTCTCCCTTAATCCTCATACCCCGGGTCTTTAAACCGCCGGGCAAGTTAGCCAATGTACCCGCATCAATTAACTGACGCAGGAGTGATGTTGCGCTCTTCGCATGCCCACCAATTAAGTGGATCAGTCCGTATGAATAGAACCCAAACCCAGGCACATAGTCATACTTGACGTAGTGCATACGGCGTGTGTAGGTCTCGTCCTCTTCATCCCAGTTGCGATAGATAGACAGGATCTTGCCGGTGTACTTCTCAATAGTTACTACGTACGGAATCTCAATCTCACCCTCTGCACGGTAGGGGTCGGTCTCAATGTCGAGGTTGACGTTCATCTCCAGCAAGAGATAGCGGTCGTCTTTGACAATGTCAATTCCTTGAGCTTCTGCCTCGTTCTTCTTGACGTCGTCGATAGTCAACTCAGGTGGATCTTCTAAGTCAATGTCTCGATAGAACCCAGCAACCATCAATTTGCGAATCTCGTTCTTGGTCTTACGCATCACATGCGTAAACCGCTCACATGACTCTAAGTCTGAGGCTCCGTATGGGGCAACAAAGTCATCTGCCGCTACAAACATCGCTTCAGGGCGCTTTAAGAACTCGTCGTAGTAGATCTTTTTAAACGCTGAACCCGTTAAAGGTAGTGACCACAGCATCCGCTCATGTTCACTGCGGTAGTTAAACATCTTTTCGGTCAGGACAAAGTTCATATAGTCCTTAACACGGTCTGCAGCCTTATCTGCAAACTTATCTTCTTTACCTACGATCTTAGTTTTGACTGGACCGCTAGGTGGGAAAGTCTCCATGATGGCTTCTGACTGAAAACGCACGGTTGCCTCGGTCAAAATAGGGTGAAATACCCCGCAAGCCCCAGGCCAAGGCTCTGTACGGTTCTCAATCTTAAGTCCCAAGAGGTCTAAACCTGTTTTATAGGTCTGTTCCCAGTCTTTTCTAGAGCGTTTATCACTTTCAAAGCTATCAACTAGGTCTCCAGAAACGTCTTGGAGCTCCCCTTCAGTCATAAACTCTGCAAGATTGGAGTAAAAGTTCTCTAAACCTTCTTTTTCCTCTTCTGGCTCGCCAATTTGTACCTCTAAACCATCAATTCCAATGGTTACTTCCTTTGGATCTTCAATTTCAATGGTTACTGGAGGTGCTTGTTCGTCTACAAACCCCATTGGAGCTTGGTAAAGCGCTTTATCTATTGCCATTTTCTAGTTCCTTTGCTTTATTAAGCAGGTATTTGTTAATCTGTCGCACCCTTTGTCGGCGCTTGTACCATTTTCTCGGATTTTTTAGTGCTCGTACAGCACTAAACCATCTCCAACATGCGTAATCCCACAATCTTTTAGCGAGCGTTCTTTCATCAAACGCATCTTTCTTTAATACTCCCGTTATTTGAACCCATCTATCCATTAATAGTAAGCCCTTGTTCTAACTTCAAGGGGTGTATCTTCCTCATCACTACCAATTCGAATGAAGCCACCTTGTCTAAAACGCAGTAATGCCTGTGTGCTTGAGTCTACCAAGTCGTCATGTTCGCCCGCCGGGAACGCAGCAAATTCTTCAATGACTTCCTCAGCCCACCTAGTCTCCGGCGCCCAGATAATGCCCGACGCAAATAGATCCGATACTGCGTTAACCCTTGCAATCTTGTCGTTCCCACGGGAGGGAGTGTATTCCGTGACAGGGATACCCATAGCCCGTAACTCAAATACGAGGGGCGCTCCGGCTGCTTTAGCTTCAATAATACAGGCGTCCGGATTCCAGTCCTTATACTCCTCGACAGCCTTTTCTTTGAGTTCCGGGAACTCCAAGCGCTCTTTGTAAGCGTTGAGAAGTATGACGTTTGGCTGTTTGTATCCTGTGTCTTCATCTTCTCTGTAAAACACTCCCCATGTTGTACACGCTGAAAAGTCCGAGCGTGTGTTCTTTGTGAACGCTGTATCCCACGACTGGATGATGAACTCGCACGCTGGAGGGTTGCTCTTTGTCCAAGGCTTCCACCACTCCCGCTTGATCAGTGCCCCTTCTGCTGAGGTTGGCTCCTGCTGATACTGCGCCTGCCACTTGTGCACCGGCAACTGTTCTTTTAATACTTCTAGTTCTTTTAAAGGCCAGAACTCAGGCCAAAGCGGTTCCCCAGACGGCATTATGGCTGGGAAGCTAATCTGCTCCCACGTTTCTCCATTTCTCTGGATACTGCTTTTTATTACCTGTGCAGCCAAGTCCCGCTTACTCCAACGGGTCATCACAATAACAATAGACCCTCCAGGCTGCAGACGCTGCCGTGGACCGGAGGTATACCACTCGTACGTTTTGTCGTATATCTCTGGGTTTGTTTCTGCTTGGACTGCCTCTTGCTCCGAGTGCGGGTCGTCTATGATAAGTAAGTCTGCACCTTTACCAGTAACAGCACCACCAACACCGATAGCAAAGTATTCGCCGCCGTAATTAGTATTCCAGCGACCAGCAGCTTTGTTATCTGCTTGCAGTTCGACATTTTGGAAGATCGTTTTGTATTGCTCAGAATCGACAAGGTTCCTTACCTTTCTACCAAACCCAGTGGCAAGCTCTGCCGTATGACTGGTCTGGATTACCTTCTTGTGGGGTAGTTTACCTAAAAACCAGGACGGGAAGAGATAGGAGGCAAACTCCGACTTGGTGTGGCGAGGAGGCATGTTAATAATCAAGCGCTTACAAGAACCATTAGCAACACGGTTAAAAGCATCAGCCATGATCCTATGATGATCGCCACCAATAAACTCAGGCCACATGTACTTGGCATATTCAAGAAAATCGGTCTTGCAGGCTTTGACTTCATCCCGTCGGTCTTTTTCCAAAAGCCTTTCAAGAAGCCTCTCCTTCTCCGCTCTACTGAGCTGCTTGAGATTGACTGTTTTGCTTGGTGAAGGGGCTTCGTTCTCTTGCTGATCCAAACACTTCCTCCGGGGTTATATCAATCGTGTTCTTACTAAGGATGGACTGAATACGCTTTTCAAGCTCTTCATCCAACTCTTCATCACTCTTAGTCTTGTAGGTAATCTCGCTCTTCTCAGTATCCTCGTAGTCGTCTTCGAACTCTGCCCCCGCAGATCCTAGGATATTGATGGTCTTGACGGCAACCTCCGCCCGCTCACGCAGTGTCAATTTATCGAAGTCCTGGTCATTAGGATCAATAAAGGGGATTTCGAGGTCGGGTGTCAAAATCAACATAACCGGAGTTTAACCACAAAAGTGTCAAAAATGCAAGTGTGTCTAAAAATATATACCCCCCGGGGGTAGGGGAGGTAAAAATAATGAAGGGGGTGGGTGTGTCTAATAGTAGGGTGGGGGGTCACGGAACTCAAAAGTTGCGCATTGTTCGTCTGGATTACTGTGTAGGTAGAGGGACCCGTGACGCAAAGCCTATTACGGACTCCCCGTATGGGTGGGGGTCGGTTGTGGCAATTACTTTGGGAGTGATTGGGGTAGGAATTTTACTATTAGTGAGAGAGCAAGGTTTGTTCTCTTGCGAGTTAAACCGAGTTTAATTCGCTTAACTTAACTCAAGAAAGAGAGTGTATCAAATGGCTAAAGCCAAATCTGTTGTAGTAAACAAAAAGCCCACAACAAAGCAAAAGCCTGTTGTGAATGTTGTAGAGCGATTGTTCAAAGTTGCTGTTCCTCTGGTCAATGCTCACAATGCAAGCGACTCAGCGAATGATGCTGTAAGTGCTAGTCGCAAGTCATTCTTCAATGAGTGTGTTCAGGCTCTCGGTAAGGGCTTTCACACAAAAGAGAAGAAGGTCTTAGGCTTACAGGCTCGCAAGGCTTTCTACATGGCTCACTATGAATCAAAGGGCATGAAAGTTTTAGTTGAAATCAATGCGAGCCGTGGCGAGTTGAAACTTGAATCGCTTGATGGGCAAGACGCTAAGGTCAAAGCCGAGAATGCAAACGCTGGCACTCGGTGGAATAAGTTTATTGCGTGGTGTGTTGATGAAGTTGCAGGCAAACACGCTGAGAAAGACCCAAACAATCGCCAAGCGAAATCAGGGAACAAACGAAGTGAAAGCGAGGTGTGGAAGGATTCACTTCAGCGTGCCTATAACGCAAGTTATAAACTAGGCAAGAAAGAGCATTGTGCATGGTTGCAAAGCAATCCACTCAAAATTAAATTGCTTGTGCCTGCAGGTGCAAAGAAGTAAACAGTAGCAAGTAGGTTATATAACTTATCCCCTCAGGGCTTCGGCTCTGGGGGGATTTTTTTTGCCTTGCGGTTGCAACTCCCACTTAAACTCGGTTTAACTCAAACCTACGCACTCTCCATACCCCCGAAAAATAAATAAACCACCACACACCCCAACAAGTTGCAAAGAGCCAAGATGCCAGTTCTGGCGAAGCCAGTTCTGACAGAGGACTGGGCTGACGGAGCGACCACGGCGACAGCCGAGTTAAACTCAGTTTAACTGCGTTAGTAATCACTAACCAAAATTAGACAAAAAATATCCTTGTAAATCAAGGCACTCCACCATACTTATTGATTTGTTCCGAATGTGCAATTTCATATCGTGGTTTGCACAATTAAAAACCCTTATGCAACGGGGCTTGCAGGGGCGAATGTTCAAATGTGTAAATGTTCCATAAAAAATTATATAAAACTATAAATTACTACCCTTACTAAACTACTAATACTTTTCCTGCTTTTTTTGGATTCTTACTTTTTTTTCTTGCACATTTGGAACATTTGCACATTCAAGCCCAACTCGTTGATTCTAAACAACTTCAATTGTGCAAAAACAAAACACCATTTTGCACATTTGCACATTCAAGCAGGGTAATCCCTAACAATGTTCAAATGTGCAAATGTTCCAAAATATCCTAAATCTCGATTGTCCGAATGTGTAAATATAGTTGTCAAATCTATTGCTTTAGTGTCTAATTTGTAGTATAATCTCCTGCGGAGCTTGCGTTCGTCAGACGAATTGTCAACCCGCCCGTTCCTTAACAATTCGAGTAGCACAAAAGCCCCACTTAAACCGAGTTTAACTCGCTTGTTTTTGTGGGGTGTAGGGTAGGCGTAAACGCTAAGCACAAACGCAGGTATCCACCCCTGATAAAGGTTATCGCTTTGGCTTGCGTGGGGCAAACAACTAAGTCCTCCCGCAAGACCTGACTAGCCTAGTTGATTGGTAGTATTCATTTGCGTGCTAAAGACGCACAGTCAATCTAATAAAGTGTATGCACAATAGCAGTATCCCTACGGCAAGGTTCGTATGCACGACCCTGAATCCCTAAGACCAATCTCAAACACCCTGAGTGTCTAATTCTTTTCTCTCATTCGTATACTCATTGTAGTGAGTAAGGTTCTAGTTCTTTTCAATCGTTGTAGCGACTTAAACTCGGTTTAATTCGTTCTCATGCCACACACGATACCTGACCCAGCCATAACCCGTGGAGACCCCACCTGCAAAAAATGAGCAGAGGCGAAAGACCCGATGTATTGGGTGCGTTGCGTTGCAACGCTAGACACACTAGGTGATTGTTTGATTAGGCTTTTCACACTTCTTTCAACTAATTAGACAATCGTGAAATCCTAGTGTGTCTAGTCTTACAACAAACCAAAGAAGTGAAACCACAAAAGGAAAACACTATGAAAGTAAAGTGCAAATGCGGTAATCCGATTGTTCCCAAGCGTGTAGATGCAGGGTATGACACCTGCCTGCCGTGCGGAGACAAGGTAGCAAAGTCAAAGCGGTTCGTAGTCGCTTGCTACAACAAACAGGGCTATGAGTTCTTCTACAACCCTGATGACCTGAAACACACTAACCCCAAGAGGACAACATGAACGACAACAACAGAGAAGAAACTATTAGACAGTTGCAACAACGGCTTGTAGTAAAGCCACCTAAGCCGATAACCCTTGAGAAGCAGAAGCAGTTGTCGCAGGGGTTTGTCAAGTATCCACGAGTTAAACCCAGTTTAAGTGAAAGGGGGTAGTCAAATGATGACCAAAGAAGAAATTGATGCGTTAGAGGCGGTTGTTCAATATGTATTGGAGACCGAGTATCCACATTACCTAGAACATTTGGAAGAGGGGGGTAAGCCTGAGAAACATATTTATACAAAGGCTATGACCCTTGACCACTATGTTAAAGGGCTGTATTCAACGGGGGTAATCAAATGATGCTGATTAGACAAAGATGGAAAGCAAACACGCTTGGGTTCAGGGATAAACCACGGAATACCAAGCGGGTATTAAAGCGGTCGGGCTTGTCCCGACTTTTGTATTTGCGGTTCAGTAGTAATAGCCCATGCAGAAAGGCGGTGTGAAATGAGTGGGTTTGTTAATTTGAAGTTGATAAATCGCTATTCGATATATGCAGAATCTACGGGCGGGTTTTCAGTCATTAAACAGGCTGGTGATTCCAATGGTGATGCAGGGAACGAAGACTATGTATCTGATGAGGTAGGCAATACTAATTTTCATACCTACGCAGATGCGGTTGATGCTTTGCGGTTTGATTTGTGGTTATCTAAAACGGAGGTGTGAAATGCAGATAAATGTAGACGCTTACCTAAACCACGAGTGGGAACAGCAGTGCCGTGCAGAGAATGACGAGCAGGAAATGATTCTTTACTGGGGCGAACGCTGTGATATCACGCAAGAAGGTTGCTGTGTATGTGATGCGTGGAAACGCTTTGATACCACAGGCGAGGTAGTCAAGTGTTAATCATTAAGTTGTATCACAAGCCTGATAAGCCTGAGTTTTACAGGTTGGTTAGGTTTGATAAAGACATGGGGCTATTGCTTAACTACCCCATTGAAGTGCCTGATGTTAAGCGTTCGGCTCGTTGGGTCAAGCCTGACGAGGTTTATATAGATTGGATAAAGGAGATATGAAATGACCTATATAAAAAAGTTCAAGGTTGTATCGATTGATGCGTATGGCACAGAGGAAGTGGTTGCCATATGTAAGACTTTGCAGGAAGCAGAGAGCATGAAGTTCAAGTGCGAGGAGGGTGATGATAAACATGACCCATGTGTCTACGAGATAGACGAATTTTTACAGGAGAGTGCGTTATGAAAGATGATGAAGTCAAACAGAAGGCAGAGTTGTGCAAGAAGTTAAGCCTAAAAATTGTAGATGTATTCATGGAAGACGATGTCGAGTTTGATATTGCCCTGTCTGTGCTGTGTCAGTTGTATGTGAAGATAGGCTTGGACTTTGATGTGAATCCGTTCGGTTTACTTGGTGCGATATCTAAGACCTTGGAGTTGCACCTAGAACAGGGAGAAGAACCCGAGTCGTCAGAGTTGCATTGACTTAAACCCAGTTTAACTGAAAGGAGTGTGATATGGGATATAGAAGTAATGTTGCTATGTTGATTACCACAGACGATGGAAGTCAGAGGAAGATTGAGGAGTTGATGATTCACTTAAAACTTTCTCAGATAAGCCTGAAGTCTTGG